GATCATCTCTCAAATACTTAGGAGCAGCAATAGTTTTATGAAGTAACTTTTTAATAGATCTTAAAATCATACTAATACCATTTTCTTAGTATAGTCATATGCATAAAGTTCTCTACTACCTTTGATTCCCCAACCCAACCAAACATATGCAGGTCTCATGTAATAAGATACTGTTTGCCCACCACCTTCAAATTGTGGAAGAACACGTTGGAAGATAGGTTCATTAATCATCCAACGAACCTGACAATTTATTTCACTTGGATTGCAACTATACTTCACTGCAAAGTTTCCAAGTCCTTTATAACGATTGATAGAAGTCCATTGAATCAATCCATAACCACCTCTCAGACAATCCTGATATGAAACACGAGCACCACCTTCACAGATGTTAGAAATGAATTTAGATTCTTGCTGAATGTTTCCCATGATTGTAGCAAGAGCATTACGATCAGAGATTTTTGTGTGCTCTTGTAGTGCTGCTAAAACAACTTGCTCATTAGGAGTACAACCAGGACACTTCCAAGTCTTCTCTACAATAACAGATTCTTCTACGGGTTCTAATTTTACTTGTTCAGGTTCTGGGGAAGGAATTGCAAATATACTTGCAAGAACTCCAATTCCAAAAAGTGCTTTAATCATCGTCTCCAAGATATTCGAGTGAGTAGATTTCATGGTCCTCAAGATTAGGGTCTAACCATTCGGCAAACTCTGACTGGATCGCATGAGCATCTTCTACAGATTTTAGCACATCATCCGTCTTCATGTCACAGAGGATGTGCAACCTGTCAACCGCCCAGTCGTGGGTCACCTGCAGGGTCTTTTCCAAAGTTTCCATAATCTTTCCGCATGTAACGGCCGAGAATGTTGCTATTATAGTATGCCGGTGCTCCGTTGTCAAGTGCCTCTGATAGCACATTATTTAGAAACAACTGCTTGGTCTCCTCAAAGTTACAATCTCCCTTCTTTTCATGAAGACTTAGTATTACTCTACTGAAGAACTCTTTGCCATATCTTTTTATATCTTCCTTTAACTCAGGACAAGAACCATAATACTTCTTCCAATCAGATTCTTGTTTTACTTTTCTCTTTTTTCCTGGTGGGGTTCTGAACGACCAAAAATACTTTCGCCCAATGTATTGTCGTTGGTTTGACTTATTGGTAATACAATAAACAAAACCAAAGTGGTTCCCAATAGCATCAGACTCAAAAGGTTCATTATTGTATATCCAAGAATTCTCATAACTCATGATATAGTATCTTATGAGCTATTATTTATCTTTAACGGGGACAAACCTAGTCTACATAAAAAAAGGAGACTTGTCAAGCCTCCTTAGAATATTATGTGAGTTTTATATTACTTTTTCTTACGTGCTTCAATCTCTTTATTCTGTTTCATGATATCTGCGATACTATTAGAAATACCGGTGAAACCTGCCTTGGAAGGATCAGTTTGCTTCTTAGAGTCATCTTTGTAACCACCAGCAGCACGGGCAGCACGACGGTTCTCATCTAATTCAAGTTCTTCATTCTTAGCACCAGACTTATGACGGACGGTTCCTTTCTCGTCAGTATAAGTTTCTTTCTCCCTTCTAGGGGTTACATAACCAACACCAGGAACTACACCAGTCTTACCGGCATCTCTGGCAGCATTTCTATCTGCTGCTCTTTGTGCTGCTCTCTTACGATTGCGATCATAAGAACTCATTGCTTCATCAACATTCTCTGACTCTACAATTGCTTCAATCTCCTTCACAGTAAAGAGACCGGTTGCTTCGAGTTCTTCTTTCTTCAGTGCTGCTTTACGTCCTGCAGGGTCTGTCATCGCAATACGACGTTGCATCTGCTTATTGGTTTCCTTCTCGTTGCCTTGACGGGCAGCAACAACTTCTTTAGCATATGCTTTATTAGATTGACGTTCCATCTTCTCTTTAGGAAGTGGTTTCATATCCTCTTCAATTTCTTCTTCACTTTGATTATTACAAACTTGACTATAAAGTTCTTTGATTGTTGCGAGTTCTTTGTTGTAATTCATGTCCTCTTTCCTTGCTCTATCTGTAAGTGAATCGGCACCTGCCTTGACTGCTCCAGCAGCAGCAGAAACACCCTTGCTAATGCCTCTGACGACCTTCTTAAGTCCTCTCTTCAGAAGACCATCTTTTCTCTTTCTAGGTGCAGCAGAAGATGTTCCACCACCACTAGAAGAACTGGAAGATGGTCCAGTGCTTGATGAAGATGATGATGAAGAACTGCCACTATCAGAAGAAGAACTAGAAGAACCAGTGCCTGATGATGAAGAACTTCCACTATCAGAAGAAGAACTAGAAGAAGATCCACCACCAGATCCTTGCCTTCCTCTCTCATACCCTTTCTTAGCAGCACTCTTGACGGCACTACCTGCTCTTACTGCAGTTCCTACTGCTCTTGTAGCAAGACCTACACCACCTTTTGCTGCCTGACCTACTTTCTTGACTGCACCCTTAATTTGAGAAAGTTTTGATGCTTTCTTTTCGGGAGAAGCACTTCCAACTTTTTCTTTGGATACTTTAAGTTTTGCTCTAGCAGCTGCTCCGGCATCTTTGTCTGCTTTCTGACCTTCTCCGGATGCTGCAGAGGTTTTATCCCTCATTCTCATTGCAGCAACTTGTGCAGGGTTTGTGACCTCAGTAAGAATTTCTAACTCAGTATCAACCGACTCACAAATCGTTTGCTCTACAATATCAATATCTAATCCTTCTTCCAAGCACTCTTCAAAGAATTCTGTTACTTGCTCTTCAATATATTCATCTGTAAGATCATCAAGATCTTCATCAGTAAATTCATCTAAAATACTTTCTGCAATATCAGGAGCATAAACATCCTGATATAAACTTCGAATTAGTCCATAATCAGACTGCGATAAAGCTTTCATCTTAATTCTAAATTACCCTTTATAAGGATATTTATAAAAAAAAGGACTCCCTTAGGAGTCCTCAGTATATGCTTCATAACCATTATAATCACCAAATAGAAAAGCATCAGATTTTGCTGCTTCTCTATACATCTCTAGTGCATCTTCAGTTTTTACACAGTTGCACTTACAATTTCCTTTACAAGGAGAACCCTGCAAACGTATCTTCGGTAACATCTTGTTTGATTCCTCCGACGATGTAGGACTCAACTTCTGTTTCTTGAGGAGCAACTTGGAGACCCTTCGACGAAATCCAATGTTCCGTCCAGGGGAGTGGGTTATTCTTTGCGGGTACGTCATAGATTGGTTTAAGTCCAATTGATTTCATTCTACGATTGGCAATCCATTCCACATACTGCTGAAGCAGTTTATCATTCAGACCAATCATCGAACCATCCTTGAACAGATACTCTGCCCAAAGTTTTTCTTGATTTACAGTTTTCTCAAAAGTATTGATTAGCCACTGCTCTTCTTCTTTGAAGATTTGTGCCATCTCAGGATCATCACCTTCTCTCCACTTCTTCAGAATATTCTGAGTAATGGCAAGATGTTGATTCTCATCTCTAGCAATCAGTGAGATGATCTTTGCACTTCCTTCCATAAGCTTGAGTTCACCAAAAGCAAAACTGCAAGCAAATGATACGTAAAATCGAATACCTTCAAGGATATTAACATTCGCAACTGCTTTGAAGAGTTTGCGTTTGAGTTCATATCTTGATTCTTGTGCATAAGCGACTCCTTCTAATGCGTGTTGCCAATCATTACTACTATCATAATGATGTGCTGCATTGATAAAGTCATTATATGCTTCGGTCACACTCATCGCACGTTCTACAATTCGTTCATCATTCAGAATGTGGTCAAACACGTCTGAAGGATCTGAATAGATGTTCTTAATGATATGAGTATATGAACGACTGTGGATCATCTCCATGAACCCCCAGACCTCCATACATGCCTCTAATTCAGGAAGAGAGCAATATGGGATAAATGCCATACCAGGACCACGACCCTGGACCGAATCAAGCATAATCTGATACTTCAAGTTGGAAGTAAAGATATGCTTTTGCTCTGGACGTAATGTCTGATAATCAGCACGGTCCTTCTGGAGAGAAACTTCCTCTGGTCTCCAAAAATATCCTAACTGCTGAGTAGTCAACTTATCAAAAATTGGATACTTGTAAGAATCGTATCTCTGAATACCTAATGGTTTTCCAAAGAACATTGGTTGCTTTTTAGTGTCTACCTCTTCTGCATTGAACACGGTCATAGAATCGACCACTGGTCTCTCTTCTTTATTTGTCTTAAATCTTACAAGACTCACAGTCTTCCTCCTCTGCGGTTTCTATTTGAGAAATTAAACTATCAAGTGACTCACTGGAATCATCCATTTCGTCAGTCTTGATGTCATATGTATTTTGATAGTAGGATGTCTTCCATCCATACTTATATGTAGTTAATAGATCCTGTGCCATGATAGACACTGGAATTTCATTATTGGGATAGTGTTCCGGATTGTAACTCCAATTACCAGAAATTGCCTGGTCAAAGAATTTTTGCATTACGGCAACAATATTGATGTATCCTTTATTGGATCTCATTTCCCAAAGAAGATCATAGTTGTTTTTCAGAGTTCCGTATTGGGGAACAATCTGCTTAAGAGGTCCTTTTTTGGACTTCTTAATGGACAAGTATCCTCTAGGTGGTTCAATTCCATTTGTTGCGTTTGACACAACGGAACTGCTCTCCGAAGGCATCTGTGCGGACAATGTTGAGTTCCTAACTCCGTATCGATTAACTTGTGCCCTAAGACTCTCCCAATCATAGTGAAGCTCATTTGGAACTATTTCATCTACCTCATTCTTATATGTATCTATTGGAAGAATTCCATTTCCATACTTGGTGCGATGATTGTATTCACATGCACCTTTTTCCTTCGCAAGATTCACAGTTGCCTGAATGAGATAGTATTGAAATGCTTCGGTTAAGTCATGAATAGACTTCCATCCCTCAGGATCCTCATACCTATGTCCATTCTTGGCAAGGTAATGTGCAAGTCCGATATAACCAATACCTAACGAACGACGTGCTCTAGTTGCGATTTCTGCTGCTCTGACGGGATATCTCTGAAAATCAATGAGTTCATCAAGACTCCTGACAGCAAGATCACAAAGAACATCAAGATCCTCAAGATCCCTAATTTTACCAACATTAATAGCAGAAAGGATGCACAGAGCAATTTCCCCAGTTTCATCGTCAATATGTTGTAAAGGTTTTGTAGGCAAAGTAATCTCTTGACACAGATTGCTCATCTCAATCTTATCCATAAAGGATGAGTGAGAATTGCAATGGTCAATGTTCATAATGTAGATTCTACCAGTTTCGGCACGTTCTTTCAAGAGGTCGAAAAATAATTCTTGACCACCGATAGTCTTGCGCGGAATTGATCCATCTTGTTCATAACCCAAATAGATGTCATCAAACTCAGGAGTACCAAAAGCATCATACAGACCTGGAACATCGTTAGGACTGAAGAGGGTGATTTTTTCGTTTTTGATAAATCTTTCATAAAAGATTTTTGAGATTTGTATAGAGTAATCAAGTTTTCTCACTCGGTTGTCTTCTGTACCCTTATTGTTCTTAAGAACTAGGATGTCTTCGATTTCGACGTGCCAGATTGGAAAGTGGACAGTAGCACTTCCACCACGAATCCCGTTTTGTGTACAACTTCTGACAGTTGACTCAAATTTTTTGAGGAATGGGACAACACCTGTATGAATAACTTCTCCGCCTCTGATTTTACTGTTGATTCCACGGATTCGGCCTGCGTTGATACCGATGCCCGCCCTTTGAGCAACATACCTAAAAACTGCAGCATCACTAGACTCGATACTACGGAGGGTGTCATCAATATCAACCAGAACACAACTAGCATATTGTCGAAGTGGTGTCCGCACTCCTGCCATGATAGGTGTGGGAATGTTGATTTTGTGTCTTGAGATTGCATCGTAATATTTTTTAACGTAATCTAGTCTTGTCTCTTTTGGATATTTAGAGAATATGGTTGCAGCAATCAGCAAATACATGAACTGTGGAGTTTCATATACCTTACCATTACTCCTGTCCTGGACAAGATACTTATCACAAACTTGACGCAAACCTGCATAAGTGAACAAATAATCTCTATCGTGATCAATAAAGGACTCAAGTTTATCAAATTCTTCGTCAGAATACAGGTCAAGTATTTCTGAATCATAAACTTCTTTAGCAACACACCTCTCAACTTGCTCCTTTAGTGTTGGTGTTTCATGCATACGACCATAAAGTTGCTTACGAACGGCAAACAAAAGAAGTCGTGCGGCAACAAACTGATAGTTGGGATTATCCAAACTTACTAAGTCTGATGCAGAACGAATCAAAATCTCCTGAATCTCATCTGTTGTAATACCATCGTAAAACTGAATACCAGATTGAATCTCAACCTGACTTGCAGATACACCGGCAAGATCTTTACATGCCTCTTCCACCATTACATGTAGTTTATTTAAATCAAGAGGTTCATTTTTTCCATTTCTTTTAGTTACCTTTGTTCCGTTGGTCATATCTTTTTCCAATTGTTAAATTTAATTTTTGCTTCTAGTCCTGAGTAGGTATTCAATTCTACCACAGACATAACATCATGTCCAGAAAGAACCATGTCATTGATATCTTTCTGTATTATATTCGTCGGCCAAATCACTATGGAGTTGCCATTATCGATTGTTCTACCGATTCGATTGACGATTTCTCGATTGCGTGGTTCGTTATCATAAATCCAAACAGGATTGCGAATACCCCAGTTACTAATGTCAACGTCAGCTCCGCACATAGCAATCGAGTTGCAAATGAATGTTGAGTCAAAAGGACCTTCTGTAATATAAACGGCAATTGTTTTGTCAATTTTTTCGATTCCATAAACCTTCGGTGCTTCCTCATCCAACATCACGGTGATATATTTAGTGAATGATTTTCCCAGTGCTCT